AAGATGAAAAACTCTGCAAGCACCAATCTCTTGATTCTGGATGAGATCTTTGATAGTTCACTCGATGGATTTGGTACAGAGTATTTCACAAAGATTATCAAGTATGTTGTGAGTGATGCAAACGTATTTGTGATTTCACATAAGACTGATGAACTAATAGACAAGTTTGATAATTTGATCAAGTTTGACAAGGTAAAGGGTTTCAGTAAAAGGGTAGATAAATAAAAGAAAAAAAGACTCATGAAATCCTATAAGGAATTTACTGAAGCGTTAGGACCAAAGAGCGATAAGTATTACGCTGTAAAGAAAGAGATTGATAACAAAGAGTTTGCCAAAGGCAAGATGACTGCAGCACAAAAATATGAGATTGAAAAAGCAAACAAGAAGAGAGAAGGTAACAAGTATAGTAGTGGTGGTGGATCTGTAAATCCTAGAGCAAGAGCATAATGGGAAGAGCGATACTAATTGATAATTTTCTTCCTTCTGAAACTTTTAATTACATAACTGAACAAGTAACTCAGTCTGAGTATTGGAATAGTAATACACTTGGTGATTTTGTTAGAGATGAATTGTGGAATTATGTTACTGAGAGAGTATTTGGAAGGTGTGGATCTATAGGATTGTATGATGATAGATTTTTAACGGATAAACAAAATACTAATTTTTCTTATAATCAATTTCGTCCAGCAAATTATCATCATAATGGTAATCGAGGACCACATGTAGATAATGGTTCTTATGTTTTTTACATTCATCCAGAATGGAATGAGGATTGGGATGGTAAATTACAATTGGTAAATGCCGAAAATGAAGAATATAGAACTGGCATTTATGCCAAACCAAATCGTTTCATTTGGATGAATCCATCTGTACTTCATGATATTACACCAACATCACCAAATTCTACTCACGCTAGGGTTACTAATTTAGGATTTATGAATACTTGCTTTGATCAAAATCCTACTAATTGTGAGTACCTAAATATTTTTACGACCGATTAACTCTGAATTGTAGTGAAAAGAAATAACTTTAGTCGAGCAATAAATCATCTGAAGAAGGGAGGCCTGTCGGAGTCGGGACCTACCAATAGTATGAAGCAGGTATACTCTGATAATAGAGGAGGATTTCGTCTAGGTAGATTCGATCCAGAAAAAATATTTTATCCAGATGTTGATGGAAATTTTCCAGCTGGAATCCCAGCACCAGCAGGGTCTTCGCAATATGTTAGACCCGCTGGTTATTGGGATGAGGGTCCAGGAACAACAACTTCATCTGATTGGGATACTGTTTTTGATGCAGATTTTACATATAATACAGCGGTAGATGATCCAAGAAATACTGATAATATAATTGATAAGGAGACTGGATTTGTAAGATCACCAATGCCACCTAACAGTAGGAGTTTTATATTAGGACCCTTAGTTGATTCTTATTTTCATAATCATGGATATGATAATCTTACCAGAATAGGATATATTCAAAAGGATACCAGAGAATTTGTTCAACTTGGATATATTAATGGTAGATGGGGTAATGATAATGATGGTGATCGTATTTTCCAAGATGGATTTACTAGTGGTAGAGTTTGGAATGGGCAAGAAGCTTCTTTCGTTGCTACCAATGAACAATTTACCTTTGCTCATCTTCAGTGGTTTCATGATCAGTTAAAGGAAAAAAAATATATACAAAACGCTCATTTCTTCTTTTCTGGGGGAGTCAGTACTATAACCGGCGGCGGTGGAACTGGACAACCATCAGGATCTACACAAGGAAATACTCCAGGTGCTGGTGCTGGACTGCCAAAAAATGCAGCAAATAATGGTCCCGCATCAATGGGAGCAGGTTCAGGAGGAACTCCAAATGTTGGTACTCCTCAAGATCCTCCTGGATTTGATACTGAACCAAATGCACCGTATCCAAACCCAAAAGCAAATCAAGGAGAAGAAGGTGATATTGGTGAGTTAGTAGAACTTGGACTTAATGCTCTGAATATTGGTCTTGATATACTTGCAGTTGCTGCTATTATTTTTCCAGAACCAGGAACATCTGCTGCTGGTCTTGCTAGACTTGCAACTCGGGTTGGATCGAGAGTTGGATCAAGAGCAATGAGTGGTGCTAGAAATAGAGCAATCCCAGCACTCACACGGATATTCAAAGGAAAACCAAAATATAGACCTACCAAAGCAAGATATGGTGGTGGTTCTACCAAACCAGATCCTATGGATCGAGTTTTGAGAGATATTGATAAAGCAGGTAAGAGACTTCAACAACAACCAAGAGATACTAATTTTACTGGTCCTCGTGGAGCAGAAGTTAGAGGACCATACAGTGATGTAAAGGCACAATCAAGACCTGGATCTGGAAAATATCAAAGTCAATCCAGAAATTATGATCCTAAAAACAATCCATCATTTGGAAGTAGAAGAGGAACTAGGAGATTTAATGAATCATTCTTATATGAAGTTGCAAGTGCTACACCAACAATGGCACCTACAACACCTGCACCAACAGGTGATACTCCTCCTTCGGTAGAAACTTTATCAAAAGTTAATAAAACTGCAGAAAATTTTGCAGATGAAATTGTCAATAAGTATTCTGCTGATGAGGCTGCTGATCTTGCAGTGAAGGCAGAGGGAGACGCTATTCTTATTGCATCTCAAGATCCTAAAGTTCAAGAGGCACTAGTTAAAGCATATGATGACCCCTCCTCACTTACTTCAGAAGAAAAGCAAATTCTTATTAATAATGGGTATGATGATTTTGTTAGAGGTGGAATGAAGGGAACTGATTTGATCGGTGATCTTCTGACTCTTGGATTAAGTGCAGCAGCTGCTTATGCATTATGGCCTCTTATTCTTAAAGCTGGTGGCAGTTTTGTTGATATGGTGAAATATGAGTGGTCAATGAGAGGATTAACTGATGCTGCAATGAAAACATTTGAAACTACCGGACAGATGCCTCCTTGGTATCACTGGGCGTTTTGGAAAATATTCCCACAACCAGTATTGAATGCCTTTGCTAGAATCTCTGGAAGTGTTCCTGCTAAGGGTATTCTTCATACTGAAGGAACTAAGAATGCTAAAATTGCCCTACACTATATTTTAAAACCCGCTGCTTTCACATCATTCTTTCAATTATTGCTTAAAGGTGATCAAAGTGGTGCAGAAAAACTTTTAGAAAATAGTATGACAGATACAGTTAAACAGGATATTGAATCTGGAAGTTATGAATTATTATTTTCAATGTTTGATAGTGTTGGTGAAGATACATTCATGAAATTGACAGATGTGTATGGAGATCAAAAAGAAGGATTTAATGAAAAGAATGATAGACTAGAAGAATTAACTGATCCTGAATACCTGCCAAGTATTCAAAGTGAGATAGATGAAATACAAGAAAGTTTATCAAAATATGGAAGTTGGGTAGAGAATGGTGAGAAAATATACCTTCTTAAGGATTGGGGTGGACAATTTACTAAACAAAACTTTGAAAGTTCGGGACAATCTTTTGAAGAATATGATGCACTGAGAGAACAAATTGGATTTTTCAATGGGGAAAGGGGTCCAGATGAATATGGGCGATATATTCCTATAAGTTGGAAAACGGTTATGGATGCCAGAGAGAATGGGCATAAACCAGAACAATTTACTGGGATTGCATATGAAATAGTCTCAAGATCTTATAAGATGGATGAGATTTATAAAAATCCAAATTATCCTCGTCAAGGTAGAAACATTTATAATAATGAAGCAGACTATCTAGAAGCATCAAAGTTGCAAGATGAATATCAAAAAATACTTGGTGAGTATATAAATCTGTGGGAAGGACCTGGCGGATTTGATGATATATCAGATAAAGCATGGGACTTTGAAAGAAGAAGTAATGAAATGTGGATGGAAAGTTCAAGAGAAGCTCATGAAAGAAAAAAAGAATTGAGATTACAAATGGACAATGCTGTAAAGGAACGGAAAGAATTATCAGATGAAGTTTTTGCTATGTATGATGAAATATATACAGAGATGTTGGTTGATTACTTATTAGAACCACCTGCAAATAAAAATCCTGATCTATCACAGAGTTATAGAGATGATAATGATCAAGAAATTGCTGGTCTTAGACCTGATGGAACTAATGGACCAAATAAAGTTGGTGATACTAATAGAGGTCATGATGGAACACTCTACAAATTAGTTCCTAGACCTGGATATGGATATAACATGTGGGTTCCGGTTAAACTTGCAGAGAAAGACGATCCTAATACTCCTTTAGGTAGCACTGATCCAACAACTCTTGCTACAACTGGATACGAAAGGCAAAAGAAAAAGAAAAAGAAAGATGATGAAATAGAGGTTGCTGCTGCAAAACCTTCAGGTCCTATACCACCAGGTCCAAGAGGATATAAAAAACCTGGAACTTATGATCCCAATAAATTTTATAATTTAGGACCAGATACTCTACCATCCCCAAATATTCCTACTACTGGACCTGGATATTCAAAAAAGAATAAACAAAAAAAATCAGTTGTTGCTCATCATGAACCACAAGGACGAGTTCTTTCCGAAAGAAAAGTTTCCAGAGAAAAACGCAGAAAAATTCTGAGAGAAGTTAAACAATCTTATGTTCTTCCCGAAGTCAAAGTTGAGAAGTATAAACCAAATTTTAAAGGAAAATTCAGAGCTCAGAATACTCCTGATGTAACTGCATCAAAACAATCTGATGATATGGTTAGATCTAAAAATTCTGCTGGTCAAGTGTGGAGAACTAAGGACAAGTATTGGGCTGGATATGAAACCACTGAGAGAATGAATGTTCTTCAAGATCGAACTGGTCATGGTCAGATGTACTTTGATAGTATCACTAGTTCTAATGCTCAAGATTATGAAAAAATTACAGAACGCTTTAGGCAATCTATGAAAGATAAAGATCTTCAAGAACATCTGAATACGATTGCTCATGAAAAGGCAATGAGAGGAATGCAAAATGATTACATCAGTCCTTTTCGTGAAAAGAAAGAAGTTGAAGAACAGCAGACTATGCAATATGATAATGATCCGTTGATGAAAAAAGTTGCTAAGAAACTTAAATCTGAAATTGATTATTTTGATAAACCATCTAAACTGGGTTATCCAAATGATCCTCCACCTAAAGAAAATGAATTGATAAATGGAATGCATCCTCAATATGGAAAAAAAGTTGACTACTACAAAAAGTTAGATCCTCATAGTGCGGAGGCTATGCCACCAACAGGAGATCCTGACATTGACGCAGAAGTACAAAAAGCACGTAGACTGAAACCAGTCAAATCGGTATCGAACAATGCAAGTCCCAAACTGGAAACACCACTCAAAAAAAGAACAAAAAAGAAAACTTAAACCACAGGCAATGCGTGCTAGACGTGCTGCCCTGAACCACTTTAAAAAGTGTCACATGACCTCGCCCAAAAGGCGGGGTTCTTTTGTATACTAGGTTCATCGAAACAAAACCTCATGGCAGTCAACCACGAAATCAAGTCCCAACTTGCCAAACTGCTTGCTACTGAAGACCTGGTGGTCGAGCACAAGCAAGTTGAAACTGCTTGCTTCAATGTCCAAACCAGAGTCTTGACACTCCCAATGTGGGAACACGCAAGCAGTGTTGTCTATGATATGTTGGTTGGACATGAGGTTGGTCACGCTCTCTACACTCCAGATGAGGACTGGTATCTAGAGAACAAAATTCCTCCACAACTTGTCAATGTTGTGGAAGACGCTCGCATCGAGAAGTTGATGAAGCGTCGGTATCCTGGTCTGGCAAAGACTTTCTATAATGGATACGGTCAACTTTCTGAGCAAGATTTTTTCCAACTTGAGAATGAAGATATCTCTAAGATGAATCTTGCTGACAAGATCAATCTGTATTTCAAGATCGGTAACTTTATTGACGTTCCTTTTGATTCTTTTGAGGAGAGCGTTCTTGTGCAAAAGGTTGCAGATGTAGAAACTTTCCAAGATGTCCTTCAAGTTTCTGCAGAAATCTATCAATATTGTAAAGATGTAAGTGAAAAGCAGAGTCAAGTTCAACTTGAGAATCAGCAAAACCAACAGTCTGGTACTGATGGACAATCCACTGAGAATGAATCTGTGGAACCTGATGAGAGCGAATCTTATGGTGGAACTGCAGAGAAAGAACAGGAAGAATCAGATGAAGGTGGAGTAGAACCAGATCCCCAACATGGAATGGGAGGTGGTCAGAATTTTGATCCTGATGTCATCAAGACCATGCAATCTTTTGAAGATGGTATGAAAGAACTGGCAAATATGGAAGGACATGAGAATGTCTATGCTGAACTGCCTAATGTAAATCTAGACCAGATTATTGTCAGCAATGAAGAAGTGCATGGTCGCTGTTCATTTGAATGGAATGATACCTATCCAGAAGCATTTGAAGAAGTTGATGGTCTGTTTGCTAAGTTCAAAAAATCTGCACAGAAAGAAGTCAACTATTTGGTAAAGGAGTTTGAATGTAAGAAGTCTGCCAGCGCCTATGCTCGTGCAACAACTTCTCGCACAGGAGTTCTTGATTGTACTAAACTTCATACTTACAAGTATAATGAGGATCTGTTCAGGAAAGTTACTGTGATTCCTGATGGAAAGAATCATGGTCTGATCTTTATTCTTGATTGGTCTGGTTCGATGGGAGATGTTATGCTGGATACATGCAAACAACTCTTTAATCTCATTTGGTTCTGTAAGAAAGTCAATATTCCTTTTGATGTCTATGCATTCACAAATGAGTATCCTCGTGAGAATATGACATATTCTTATGAGAAGAAAGATGGTATGGTAGTTGTTCCTGAATACTTCTCTCTTCTGAATCTGTTTACTCACAAGACAAAGGGGAGAGATATTGAGAAACAGATGAAGAATGTCTTCCGAATGGCGTATTCCTTCAGGCACTCCTGGGGAGTTGCTTATCGTACTCCAATTGGTATGGGTCTCTCTGGAACTCCTCTCAATGAGGCACTGATCTCTCTCCATAAGTTGATTCCTACATTCAAGAAACAAAACAATGTAGAAAAAGTTCAGTGTGTAATTTTGACTGATGGTGAAGCACCTCCTCTTCGTTATCACAAAAAGTTTATTGGTGGTAGGTTTGAGCACAGCACAGAAGATTATATTGGTGTGAATTCTCTTGGACGTAATTCATTCATTCGTAATCGTCGAACTGGAAACACTTACAGTCTCGATGTACCGTGGTATGATTTCAGTAACGTGTTGCTGAGGGATCTACGTAATTCCTTCCCTAATACTAATTTTATTGGTATTCGTGTCCTTGCACCTCGTGATGCGAGTAGTTTCATGCGTATGTATTTTGATGGAAATGAGTATCTTACTGTTCATGCAAAGTGGAAGAAAACTAGATCAATGGTGATTACTAATTCTGGTTATCACAAATACTTTGGTTTGTCTTCTAAGGTCATGAGTCAGGAAAGTGACTTTGATGTTCAGGAAGATGCAACTAAAGGACAGATCAAAAGTGCATTTGTCAAGAGTCTTCGGAACAAAAAGATGAACAAAAAAGTACTAAGTGAGTTCATTGAACTTATTGCATGATAAATATTTGCATAGTAATAGGTATCAAAAATGTCTAGATTTGGAGATCTAGTGGGTGGAAAAAAGTCTGCACCTGCTCCTGCGGCACCTGCTGCGCCAGCACCGGTAGCAGTACCAACTCCTCCTGCTGAAGCAGTAAGACCTGATCTTGGTGAAGATACAACCAAGTATGATGAAGTAATCGAAGAAGAGATTGCTGAATCATATGAAAGTGACGTATCACTTCAAGACATGACTAAAAAAGAACTTGAGGAGTATGGTCGAACTGTCGGTATCGAACTTGATAGAAGACACTCTCATAGCAGGTTGGTCAAAGAATTAAAAGCGTACCTAGAAGACAATTCCTAAACTGTCACAGGGGGCACCACACGGTGCCCTTTCTGCTGTATAATAACTTCAGTTGAAACAAACACCTGATCATGTCTCTTTCCATTGATTACATCCGCACTTCTCTTCAAGAAGTTTACGGTGAGTCTGTCACGAGTGCTGAGATCCGTGCGTGGTGTGCCATGAATGGTACTAATTACCAGTCTGTCACCAAAAAACTTGATGACTACAAAGTTGGTCGTGGTCGTTGGAATCTGACTGTGACTGAACAACTTGAGCAGACTTATCAGGCACCTGCTGCCATGCCAGCAATCGAACAAAACCTTATTCCTGAAAAAGATGATTCCTTCGTCAAGTTTGGCAATTTCACTGATCTTAAAAAAATTATTCAGTCCCGTGTATTCTACCCTACGTTTATCACGGGTCTCTCGGGAAACGGTAAAACGTTTTCTGTCGAACAAGCCTG